TGAAGCTTCATTGCAAATGAACGATGCTCCATCAACACCTGATGCCTCAACTGTTATGTTAAGCTTGTGGCAACACAACTTAATTGGTCTTCGTGCAGAACGCTACATGAACTGGAAAAAACGTCGCTCTGCGGCCGCCCAGTGGATTGCTGGCGCAAACTACTCTTAATTGAGTTTTTAAGCATAAACCTAAAGGGGGAAACTCCTTTAGGTTCTTATCTTAGGAGTATATCATGTTCTTAGAAGTCACAGCTCTTAAACGTTTGTCATATGAAGGCCAACGTGAACCCGGCGACCGTTTTATCATGCGTCGTCAACATGCAAAAATTTTCAAAGCCAAAGGCCAAGTTGAGTTACATCCTGAAACATTAAGGGAAAACAGGACTTTGCCACCTTTAGCATCAAAAGAAACTAAAGTTGTAGAAGCACCCGCTTTAGTGCAAAAAGTCGTCGAAGATGCAGTAGAAAATACGCCCGAAATTGTGGATAATGCTACTGAGTCAACTACTACAGCGACCGAAGAAACACCTGTTGTTAAGACCAGTAAAAAACGCAAAAGCAAATATGATGTATAATCCTGTTAAGGGTCGCTATGAAATTAATCCCAAGTTTTTTCGGTAAAGGGAAAGCGTTAGTAGAAAAAGCAGTAACAAATCCTTTACAGATACAAGACATATATGGTTATGTCCGTGAAATCTTTACTGGTTCATGGCAACGTAATATTTCCAAGACCAAAGATACCCAATTAAGGTATTCTGCGGTCTTTTCTTGTATCAGCCTTATCGGTTCTGATATTGCAAAACTTTCTTTGATTGTTCTTACTCAATCAACTAAAGGTAATTGGACTTTGTCTAGAAACCTCCCTGCGTTGATGAAACGTCCAAACAAATATCAAACTTGGCAAAAGTTTGTAGAAGCTTGGATTCATTCTTTATTAACTGCTGGCAATGCTTACATTTATAAAATAATGGATAATGGTAGGCTTGTTGAGCTTCATGTTCTTAATCCACATAATTGCACTCCGGCTGTTACAGACGAGGGCGAGATTTATTATGCTTTACAGCGTAATGATTTGGCTAGGCAACTAGAATCAAATTATGTTCCTGCTAGTACAATCATTCACGATAGAATAAATTGTTTTTATCATCCTTTAGTGGGCTTATCACCTATCTTTGCTTGTGGTACTGCGGCTGACCAAGGTTTGTCTATTCAAGCAAACTCAACTGCTTTCTTTGATAACATGAGTAGACCTAGTGGTATTTTGTCAGCACCCGGTACAATTAAAAAAGATACAGCCGAACGTTTAAAAGTAGCATTTGAAGAAAATTATTCACAAAACAATATTGGTAGAATTGCAGTATTGGGCGATGGTTTAGTGTATCATCAACTTGCTCTTAGCGCGGCTGATTCACAATTAATGGAACAATTAAAATGGACAGCTGAAACTGTTTGTTCATGTTTCCATGTTCCTATGTTTAAGATTAATGTAGGCAATCTACCTGCAAATGCTAACGCTGAAATGCTTAATCAGATTTATTATAGCGATTGCTTGCAATCATTAATAACATCTGTTGAAACAAACATAAATGAGTTAGGCCTTTTGCCCGTCAACCAAACTTTTAAATTTGATATCCGTGATTTAGTGCGTATGGATACATATCAAAAATATGAGTCTTTAGGCAAAGGTGTTAAGGATGGCTGGCTTAAACCAGATGAAGCTCGTGCTGAGGTTTATTTGGAATCAGTGCCAGGCGGTGATACACCCTATATGCAACAGCAAAATTATTCATTAAGAGCTTTAGCTTTACGGGATGAAACTAATCCGTTGTCAGTACAAAATACAAATCCACCCGCGGAGCCTACTACTCCTCAAGAGCCAAGTGCTCCTGTTCGGAATGAGTTAGCTCCAGAAGTGTTGTTTGTTAAAGAGTTAATGGAATTAGTGGAAACAGAAATTCAATTAGTTAGCGGATAAGCTTACGGGGAAATTATGGACGTTAAATCTTTATTTGAGTCATTAAAAAAACTCATTGATGTAAAAATAGACACTTATTCAAAAAGTGTATCCCAAAGCTTGTCTGCTTTTGAAGAACGTGTTGGTTCTTTAGAAAAAGGCTTTGATAACATCACACTACAAAAAGGTGAAAAAGGCGATAAAGGGGATAAAGGTGAGGATGGTAAGTCCATAGAAATTGCAGATGTAATGCCTTCAATAAAATCACTAATCGTTGCCGAGATTAATGATTTGCCTGTTCCAAAAGATGGAGTTGACGGTAAAGATGGTCGTGATGGTATTGACGGTAAAAATGCTGAAATTGATTATCCTGCACTAACACAAAGCCTTGTTGACGAATTAAAAGAGAGCAAGGGTTTTATTAGCTCTGTAACAAATCTTGTTCCCGTTGTAAATGGAGTTGACGGCAAAGATGGTAAAGACGTTGATATTGAATATGTAGACCAAAAATTACATTCTTTATTTACAGCACATGAAACTTCCTCATTTGATTTAATTAAGTCTTTAGTTGAGTCACAAGTTAAAGAAATCCCTATTCCGAAAGACGGCAAGGATGGTTTAAATGGAAAAGATGGTGTTGATGGTAAAAATGCTTATGTTGATTATACCGCTATTGGTCAGACAATTGCGGAACAGATTAAAAACATTAAATTACCTGAAGCGAAAGAAATAAACATTGATGAAATTGTAAATATAGTTCTTGAAAAAATGCCGTTTCCGAAAGACGGTAAAGACGGCAAAGATGGTTCCGACGGCAAAGCAGGCGAAAAAGGTAAAGACGGGGTTGACGGAAAAGATGCGTTAGAATTACATATATTAGAAAGTGTAGACTTGGACAAATCATATCCTCGTTCCACCTATGCAACAATTAAAGGTGGTTTATTCAAAGCATTTAGAGCAACTGACCCATTACAAGAGTTAGATGATTTTGAACGTAAAGGCTGGACTTGTATTGTTAAAGGTATTGACTCAATCACTGTTGACTTTAAAGACGATGAAAATAAACTGTACTTAAACATCGAAAATAGTTTAGGCACAGTTGTACAAAAAGAAGTAAAACTGCCTATCCCAAAATATAAAAACATTTGGGATAAAGATGCGACTTATGCAAAAGACCACATAGTTACTTCCAATGGTAGTATGTGGATAAGCAATACGGATAACAATACAGACCGACCTGGTTTAAGCGAAGCTTGGACTATGTGCGTTAAAAAGGGACGCGATGGTAAAGATGGTGCAAAAGGTAAAGACGGTTTAAACGGTAAAGACGGCAAAGACGGTCAAGATTTAACCCAAATTAGTGAAAACGGAGCGAAATACTAATGAATCCTGAAATCCTAGTAGACGTTGATGCTACAGACGAACCTATTACTTTAGCTGAAGCTTATCATCAGTTGCGTATTGACAGTGATGCTGAGATTCCAAACGATTATGCAGGGGAAAGCCTTGTCCGTTTACAAATGAAGGGAGCCCGCGAGGTTTGTGAGCTGTATGCAGGGATTTCTTTCGGGTTTAAACGCTTAAAATATGTGCTTACATGTTTTCCCCGTGATAGATTTGGTAGATTATGCGCTCCAATTGAATTACCTTTTGGACCTTTAGTAGAAGTTGTATCTTTTAAGTATGGCGAGGAACTGTTAACACCTGATTATTATGTAGTCAAAGAAAAAAATCTATTAGTTCCTCGATTAACATGGCCTTATGTTAATTATACCGAAGAACAACGTATTGAAATTATTTATGATGCAGGTTATGGCAATAATTCAAATACTAAAGTATGTCCAAGTTTAGCTAAAGTTGCAATGCTTTATGTTCTAGGTCATTTTGATGCTAACCGTGAAGATGTAACAGATAAACAAATGTACGAAATACCACAGGGTTCAAAAGATTTATTAGATAATCTTAGAGAACGCCACGGAGCTGTATAATGCGCCAAGGTGAATTAAGACAACGTATATCATTTCAACAAAAGATTGAAATAACGGACAGTAATGGCTTTGTAAGTTCATCGTTTGAGGATTATCTTAATGCAAAAGAGTTTTGGGCTTCTGTTATGTATCCAAAAGGACGGGAAACAGTTGAAGAACATTCTGTAAGAAATAGAGTTGATATAAAAGTAAAGATGCGTTATAACCCTAACATTGTGCCAACAATGAAGTTAGTTTACAAAAACGTAGAATATAATATAGAAACTGTTTTACCTGATTCAAAAACAGGTAATTACTATATGATGATAAATGCTTACACAGGAGTTAACGAAGGATAATGCGCGATGATTTATTACTTAATCGATTTACTAATCAGACGATTGTGTGTGTTGCTTCGGGACCAAGCTTAACAAAAGAACAAATAGAATATGTAAATCTAAAGTCCAAAGTAACTTTTGTTTCAAATTCGTCTGCTTTTGATTTTCCAAATGCAACTGTTCTTTTTTCTTATGACCATAAATGGTATAACTACTATAATGACAAATTAAAACAGTTTTTTAAAGGTGCTAAATTTTGCAAAGACAAAATCACAGAAACTTCTGGATTTGCATTTAGCCTAGTTGACCAAGAATGGTTTAAAGCGTATGGTAATACAGGAGCAACGTTATTATCCTTAGCTTTACATGCAAATCCGAGTAAGGGTATATTAGTAGGTTATGATT